CCAGTATGCCGAAGACCTCTCCGAGTACGAACTCCAAACGATCGAACTCGAAGAGAATGTTAAGCGGGTGGACCTCACGTGGCAAGAGGAGGTCGATGCGATCGCACGCTTCCACGCCCTCAAATCCTCAAATGAGGAAGAGTGGACGCAAAAGGACACTGCGGCTGCCCTCGGCCTCTCCGACACGGAAGTGAGTAACAAGCTCATGGTCGCGGCCGAGATGCCGAAGAACGAAATCGTTGCCAAGGCCGATCGCTTTTCTGCCGCTCTCAACATAGTCCAGCGGAATGCAGAACGCAAGCGAACCTCAACCCTCAATACCGTCAGCAAGGTATTTGCGAACGTAACCCGCGACCCTGAAACCACTTCCGATGAACCGGAGCCTGAGCCGGCCCGATCTATTCCCCTCCTGAACACCTCATTCCACGAGTGGCAGGAATCATACAATGGACCTAAATTCAATCTTATTCATTGCGACTTTCCTTATGGGATCAACGTCGCTGATGCTCCTCGTATGTCATCCACAATTAAGGATTACTACGAAGATAGTCCAGATGTATATTGGAGTCTTGTCGCTCGTCTTGCTCGTGCTATGGACAATGTGGTGGCAGAATCCGCCCATCTAATGTTTTGGCACTCGATGAAATTTTACCGGGATACCGTTTTCGAGCTAGAGCGCATGGGATGGAAGGTAAATCCGTTTCCGCTCATCTGGCACAAGTCTGATGGTGCCGGTATCGCACCTGATCCTCAACGCGGCCCTCGACAGACTTACGAGGCAGCGATATTCGCAAGCCGCGGCGATCGTAAGATTACGCAGGAAGGTTGCGTCGCCAACTCGTTCGCGTACCCAGGTCGCCGCGAGGGCGCGATTCATATTTCAGAGAAGCCTTACGAGATGCTTTGTCATTTCCTCAGGATGATTTGCGATGAATATTCCACAGTCCTCGACCCAACCGCAGGATCGGCCAACGCCCTCAAAGTCTGCGAAGACCTCGGAGCAGCTTCCGTTCTCGGACTCGAACAATCAAAGGAATTCTACGACATCGCCTGCGCCAATTGGGACGTACGCGGAAACACTGGCAACTAGATATAAAAGACAAGGCCATGATCTTGGGGTGCCTCCGGAGGTAATAGCTACGGACGAAATATTCACTGTTCATAAGAACCTGTTGGAAGTGTGCCGTCGCTTCCACAACGGCGAGCCGGTCCGTCGATCTTCCCTCGAAGCAAACCTTGACACGCTCCATGCAATCGTAGTAGCACTGCAAATGTTGACGGAAGAGCGGTATGCCTGATATAATGTTGGTCGGGGAAGTCTGGGATGAAAAGGAAGAAGAGGAGGGCCGTCCTTTCGTTGGCACCAGCGGCTGGCTTCTAGACAACATGCTCAAGGAAGCCGGAATCGCCCGGCGAGAGTGTTACGTGACGAACGTATTCAACCTCAGGCCGAAGCCGTCGAATGACATCAAAAACCTGTGTGGGCCAAAGGCGGGAGCCATTCCAGGTTTCCCTGCACTAGTCGCCGGCAAGTACGTGCGAAAGGAATTCGCACCCGAACTCGACAGATTGTATTCGGAGATAGAGCGTGAACAACCAAACGTCATCGTCGCGCTGGGCGCTACTGCTGCGTGGGCCCTCTTGCACTCTAGTGGCATCAAGCAGATTAGGGGTTCCGTGGCGACTACGTGCTCATATGTCACCGAGCGTTGCGGCCGAAGTTTTAAGCTGCTTCCGACGTATCATCCAACAGCCGTTGCCCGGCAGTGGAACCTTCGACCAATCGTCATAAGTGACCTAGACAAAGCGCGGCGTGAAAGTGGAACACCCGAATATAATCGACCGTCCAGACACATCTGGATTAAACCGACGCTTGCGGATTTACGCGATTTCGAGGAACTTCACTTACACAATGCTACCCTCGTTTCCGCCGACATTGAAACTCGTCAAGATCAAATCACTTGCATCGGCTTCGCTCCTACCAGTGACACAGCTCTTGTTATCCCCTTCTTTACGGAGTCGGGCTTATCGTATTGGAAGCCCGACGAAGAACTTGTAGTGTGGGAATACGTCCGGAAGTGGCTCGCGGAATACCCGACACTGTTCCAGAACGGTCTCTACGACATTAACTTCCTGTGGAGCCGCTACGGCATCCCGGTGCCGAAGGCAGCTGAAGACACAATGCTCCTCCACCACGCCTGGCAACCGGAAATGGAGAAAGGCCTGGGCTTCCTCGCCACTCTCTACACCGATGAGGCCTCGTGGAAGTTTATGAGCAAAGGAAAGAAGCATGACTGAAGACGTTGAAATAACAAGTGAAGGTCGCCATACAGAGGTATCCAGCATCATGCTGGAACTTCGTCAGTTTGACAAACTGCGTTCTCTCGAACCAAAGATTTCATGTGCCGAGATCGCACATCGGATGGCTTGGTCGAAACGGGATACGAGGTGGTTGTTGAAGAAGATGGGAGATGATCGGCTGTGAAACTCGTAATCATCGAAAGCCCGTATGCAGGCGACGTTGAAGCAAATGTGGCCTACGCTCGTGCGGCGATGCGCGACAGCCTCATGCGCGGCGAGCATCCAATAGCCTCGCACCTGCTCTACACACAACCAGGCATCCTGGACGACAACATTCCCGAGGAACGCAAGCGCGGGATTGCCTCCGGTCTCGCGTGGCGGGCGGTTGCCGACAAGGCAGTGTTCTACACCGATCGGGGCTGGTCCGATGGAATGTTGGCTTCACGCAAGGTCTACGAGCGCGAAGGTTTTCCATACGAGGAACGTTCCCTTGGCTGAAATCATCGACACCTCCACCCTCGACCTCTCGCACTATAACAGTGACGAAACCTATTGGCTCTATAACGGTTTTGATTGCTGCGTCACAAAGGAGATCTTCGACACCCTCAATCCGATGATCGACGCAACGGCTCGCGGAACCTATGAGTTTTCCAAGGCCCTTCAGGCCCCGGTTCTTGAAATGAACCTGCGCGGCCTCCTTGTCAACAAAAGGCGGAAGGCTAAAGTCATTGCCGAAATGCAGGGAAAATTGCGTCGACTTGAAGAGCAACTCGATGCCTTAATTCGCGAAGGCATTGGCGTCCCTAACTTAAATTGGCGTTCCCCAAAACAACTGAAAGAACTTCTCTACGACGTGATGAAACTGCCCGTTCAGAAGAAACGGAACGCAAACGGCATCTACGCTCCGACGACGGACGAGAAGGCTCTCGAAAAACTATCACAGTATTTTATCGCGGAGCCTATATGCAATCACCTTCTCGCCCTCCGCAGTCTCGGAAAGTCCCTCGGTTTTCTCTCCACCAACATCGACTCCGACGGTCGGATGCGGACGCAATTTAATATCGCAGGCACTGTTACCGGACGCTTTGCGTCAGCCGTCACTGACTTCGGCACGGGAACAAATCTCCAAAACGTAACTGAGTCACTCCGCTCAATTTTCGTGGCCGATCCCGGAATGAAGTTCTGCAACCTTGACCTCGAACAAGGCGACAGCCGGAACGTCGGAGCGTTGTGTTGGAATTATCTCGTCGAGGAGTTCGGGGAAGCATTTGCTGGGGCCTACCTCGACGCCTGCGAGAGTGGCGACCTACACACAACCGTCACAAAGATGGCATACAAGAATCTTCCGTGGGGCTCCGCACCGGATCGGGAAGTCGCCGAGACACTTGCCTATAAACATTATGAATACAGATTTCTGTCAAAGAAATTAGGCCATGGCTCGAATTATTTGGCAACCCCGCCGACGATGGCTCTCCACGCTCGAGTCCCATTGCAGATAGCCAAGGACTTTCAGAAGGAATATTTCAGCGCGTTTCCCTGTATCCCCGAATGGCACAAGAAGGTATTTTGGGCCTTAGAGAATCTTCGGTTCTTGGAGTCGCCATTCGGCCGTCGAAGGTTTTTCTTTGACCGCCCGAAGGAAAGTTCAACGCGACGGGAAGCCGTTGCCCACGTACCTCAGTCTATGACTGGTGACGAAATAAATACCGGCATTCTCAAGTTGTGGCGCGCGGATCGGGTGCAACTTCTTGTCCAGGTTCACGACTCCATCCTCTTTCAATATCCAGAGGAATTGGAAGATGAAATCGTGCCGTGGGCGCTCGAGGAACTTAAGGTTCCGCTCGTCCTAGCGCGTGGCCGAGACTTCGTGGTTCCAACCGAAGCCAAGACTGGTTGGAATTGGGGAAATTTCAGTGAGGATAATCCGGATGGGTTGAAAAAATGGAAGGGCGGCGATGACCGCAAGCGTGAAGAAACAAACTTCCAACTTTCACTCATGGATTTCTAGTGCCGCGCAAACTCAAGAACTTTATCGACGGNTTCCTCCGCTACACGGATAATCGCGGCTCCCCCTCGATCTATCGTAAGTGGTCGGGAATTTTCCTTGTCGGGGCAGCGATGGAACGCAAGTGCTGGCTGCGAACGTCGAAAGGTAAACTCTACCCAAACCAATACATCGTTTTGACTGGTCCTGCCGGTGTGGGCAAGTCGTTATGCACATCAGTCGTTTATGACCTACTCAACGAAATTCGGACGCCCGAAACCCCGTTCCACATTGCACCGACTAGCGTAACCAAAGCGTCACTAATCGACGCCCTAGCGGCCGCAGAACGCCGGATAGTGCGCCCGACCGAAACACCCCCCGTCATAGCATTCAACGCTCTAACCATCGTCCCGAATGAGTTTGGTGTGTTCCTTCCATCCTGGGAGGGCGACTTCATGTCCACCCTTACCGACTTATGGGATTGCGGGCGGTACGCGGAAACGAGGCGTACGTCAAACATCAGTATCAACCTACCCGCAACGCAATTAAACCTCTTTTCCGCGACAACGCCAGCACACCTAAACAACCTTCTTCCTGAAGGGGCTTGGGAACAGGGCTTCATGTCCCGAACCCTCATCGTCTACTCCGGGGAGTCAATCCACACCGACCTCTTTCTCTTCGATACAATGGACGAGCAAACACGCAAGGATCTCGTCGCCGACCTCAAGGACATCTATAAGATGTTCGGGGAATTTACCGTAACGGAGGAAACGAAGGAGGCGATAAACGCTTGGGCAAAACAAGGCGGACCGCCAATCCCCGACCACCCAAAGCTCATGTCATATCGGACCCGCCGCCCCGCACACTTGCTTAAGCTATGCCAAATAGCGTCGGCCGCGAGCGGGAATGATATGGTCGTAACCCTTGAACATTTCGCTGAGGCTCTCGATTGGATGGTCGAGTTAGAGACCTACATGCCCGACGTTTTCAAGTCGATGAAAACAGGTGGCGACAGTCGGGCGATTGAGGAATGTTGGCACTACTGCTACCAGCTGTGGATGAAGCATAAGAAGCCGGTGCCGGAAAATCTTGTCATCACATTTCTACAGGAGCGTGTCCCGGTTCATAACATCGACCGCATCCTCGACGTTATGATCCGGGCCGGCCTTCTGAAGGAACAGTTTCTAGAAAATGGTAGCCAAGGCTATGAGCCTAAGGCACGGACGGCTTAACACACAATTGATCGTACACCTCATTGTGCTGAAAAATCTTCAACACAGTTTCCAATGTATCCCACTGATTATCAATATCGTCGCCGTTAGTCGGTGGAACGCTCACTGTCAGCCGTCTGTCGTTCAGGCAGAAATCGCTCACAGTTTTCGGGTGTTCCTCGGTTGGAGGACAAGCACTGGCGGTAGAGCACAGAGCCACGACCAACAGCAGCTTCAGCTTCAACACCTGATCTAACTTCATTTCCTTTCTCCACTCGTTCTAGAGTTTTCGATAAGTCCTGTTCCCGCTGGATCGTTCTGCCAATCTCTTGATTGCTCTTCGCAATGTTGTCCTGTTTATCCAGTAATTGAGTATAAGCGACTACACCAATGATTGCCAAAGCAAAAACTCCAGCGGCCAACCATATCCATCGAGGGACACCGAGCAATGATGTAGCAGTTAAAAATCCCATTTCAAATCTCCTCTATTATTTCATTCCCTCACCTTTTCTTTGATCATGTCGCTCTTCTACTGGCACCGGCTCGTCGACAGGCTGGTCGATCTGAACGCGGTTCGGCGCCTCGTCCTTCTTGGTGAACCACGCGGCCATCGCGAGGCCGACCAGCCCCTGCACCACGATCGCTTGCGCCAGCGTCTTGAACAGGTCGTTGTCCGCCAGCGTCCGGTCGTCGCGGAGCATCCACAGAACCACGCCGGTCAGGATGAAGATACCGGCACCGGCAACCCCGCTCGGCTTCACCCGCGCGATCTGGCGGTCGAGGAAGTCCCAGAAGGTCATGGCGTGCCCGCCCGATACAAAGCCGCTTCGGCTTCACGGCGGCGGGTCAATCCCTTGACCACGACCAGCTTGCCGCCCACGCGAGCCTTGTTCCATTTGCCGAACTCGGCCGCCGCGCCAGCGTAATCGCCCGAGTTGTGCTTCCTGAGCAGGGTGGAGGTCTTGAGCGCTTCCGTCCCCACGTTGTAGGCAAAGGACACAAGCGCGGCGAACTGGTTGTCGGTCGCGTGACCTTTCGTC